CTGGGACAGCAGATGACCCCCAGGCTTCAAGACCCGAAGGCACTCCACCCATACATCAACGCTTGGCACATCGTAGTCCCACTTCTTGCCCATGAAGGACAAGCCATATGGCGGGTCGGTAACGATTGAATCCACGCTGCAATCGGGCATGGACCGCAACACTTCAAGGCAATCGCCGTGGTGCAGTTGGTGAGTCATCGGTTCGTGGCTTGGAGGATGACAACGGTCAACCCCGCAGAGGCGAGGCCGTAAACGGGAGCGAGGACCCAACCGCAGGTGGACCATGTGAGAGCCACCGCAACCCAGAATGTGAGGCAGGTGACGCAACTGAACGGCTTGTGCCTTGCGAACCAGGTCTTGTACCAAACCTGCGGGAGGACATGGTACTCCGCAATGGCGAGGGCCGTGAGCGAACTAATCAGCAGGGGAAATATCAGCGTGTCCATGGGATTGAATGGCGGCCTTGATTTTGGCCTTGGCTTGGTCAATGGAATAGATTATACTGCGATACGGGATGCCCGTATCACGGGATAGTTTCTTCATGTTACCCGTCCGAAGGTGGAGGCGCAGTAACTCCTTGTCATAGGGGAACGCCCCGTCCTTGGCCCAAGTGTCCATCTCGGCCTCTGCGATGGCCCACAGGTCGTCCATCAGAGAATCATATTCCGATTGGGGGATGGGGGAATCGGGGTCCAGTTCTTCCAGCAAGTCGTGGTGGCGGTACTTTTGGGCAAATTGGTTGTTCTTGCCTCGGTAGAGGTTCAGCAGTAGGCGAACCACATAGAATTTGAAGTACCCCTGCGACTGGATTTGCAGGATTTTGGCGGGGTCTTTCTCCAGCAGAATCAGGACGCACTCCTGCTCCAAGTCACGCCAAAGCGGGTCGCCCCCTGTGATGGTGAGGCAAGCCTTTCGGATTTCGCCGCTTCGGTAGAGGTCCAGTATCGTGTGTTCTGCGGATGCCATGCACAAAGATTGCAAAAAAAAGGGGTCAGCGGTTAGGCCGACCCCTTGGGTGTGATAGCAGTTTCGGGCTATTCGGTGGGCGGAAGTAGCAGAGTGTCAGTGATATATGCCCCCTCAGCGGTCTGCAAATACTCTTGGGCATTGTTGAAAACTTGCCTGCGAAGGTAACGGAGTTGGGGCTTCGCTTTGCAGTCGTTGTGGAAGGATTCCAAGTTTATAATAATTGTGCTATAGTGGCGGTTCAGTTCCTTCCCGATGGCCATATAGGTAAACAGGTACTCGTTATAGGCGATGTCGGCTACGATGTTCCGAGCGATTACGCAGGGCCGCTCCCTTGACGGTGACCGCACTTGGTCGGGGGTGATGCCGAAGATGGCGGCGGTCGTGTCAACAAGGTGGTGAATGAGGGCTGGGGTCATGGGTTAAACGATTTCGGGGATGGGCATCCAATAAAGGACTTCGCTGGTGAACCAAGAGTGTTCCTCGCAGTACCATTTATTGGTTTCAAATTCATACCAAGCCACAACTTGCATTCCTTCCACATCAGTTATCAGCACGGGTTCGCCATCCTTGGGCATTTGGTCTTGGGGGCGTATCCAGGGCATGCGTGATGCGGCATACTCCTCCATTGCCTTAATTAACCATTCTCGGTCAACTTGGTGGAAGTGCATTTCGTTCGCATCCTCGTGGTCTGCAAGTATTTGGTCTGCGGTTTTCATGGTTGGGGTTTAGGCGTTTTTGGCTTGGAGGATTCTTCCGAGCAGGGTCCAGTTCACTCTCCACGGAGAAATGGTTTCGGAGCGGTCGGGGCGGTCGCAGTTCACGCACTCCTTGCGGATGTGGATCTGCCAGCGGCGGAAATCGGTGGGGGTTGGTTTCATGGGTTAGGGGTTAGGTTCAGCAAACATATACACAACTTAGCCACATTCAGCCAACACCTGCTGAAATTCCTCCACGCTTCGGATGACTACATACCTGTAGCCGACTGCCTCCACGACCCCCTGCCACCACTTTTGGGAAAGGGACTGCTTGCCCTTGGGTGTTTTAAATTCCAAGAACACCGCACCCTTGGGCGATAGGTAGGTCATGTCGGCCACCCCAGCGGTCAGCCCGATGCCCTTTAGGAAGAAACCATTTGAGCGGGAACGGGGGTTGTTAAGGTTGAGGAATAGCAGACCCTGCTCGTTGGGTCGCATAAGGGCGAACAACTTGACACAGGCGGCTTGGAGGTTGTACTCGTCCATCATAGGGAATTGGGTGGGTATTCGTTGGCTTTGGTATAGGGAAGGTGGCATTGGATGTTTGCTATGCCAAGGCTTCCGTTGCGGTTCTTTCGGACGATGACCTCCATCAAATCCGATGGCTGATTCCTGTCGTGTTCGTAGGGACGATATACAAAGCCAATCTTGTCAGCGTCAAACTCCAACTGCCCAGTTTCCCGAAGGTCGGACATTATCGGGCGATGGTCGCTGCGTCCTTCCGTTGCACGGGATAGGGAGGATACAACGACCCCGAACACTTTCTGCCGTTTGCATATGGCTTTAAGCGTTTTGGAAATGTTGGTCATCTGCTCAATCTTGGGCTTGGCCTTGTCAATCTTGGTTGGCTCTACGAGTTGGAGGTAGTCCAAGTAGAATCCGCAAATCCCGTACTTGGTTTTCAGTTTGGCGATTTCGCCTTCAATGCGGTCCAAGTTGGCTTGGTGCAAGTCCACGATGTAGAGCGGTTTGGACTTTAGGAGGTCCGCTTTTTGGCCCAAGTCCATGAAGTCCTGCGTGCTGATGCGCTCCGTGGGGTTGAGAAAGTGCGCCCCATCCATGTTGGCGAGGTTAGAAAGCATCCGCTGGGTCAGTTGCTCCGCTGACATTTCCAGCGTGAAGAACACCACGGGAATGTCGGCCATGGCTTGATTCATGGCTATTTGCAGGGCCAAGAGCGTCTTACCCATTGCGGGCCGACCGCCCAATAGGATAAACTCGGTAGGCTTGAATCCCGTCAGCATTCGGTCCATTGGGCTGATGTAGGTGGGAAAGATTGAATCCTTGCGTCTGCCTTCCCTGACCTCGTTCATGTTCATTAGGTAGGTCTTGGCCAGTTCGTGAGCGGTGGTTTCGGTGGCGTTGGTTTCAATGGCCTGCATGGATTGATAGCGGGCGAAGGCTTTGGGGATGTCACGGTCATGGGCCAACTCGTCCATGATGCGTTGTTCTTCACGCTGCTTCCACGCCTCGTTGAGGTCCGAGGCATAGACCTTCCAGTCGGAGGTGAGCGTGTTCCCGTCCAAGATGTCCACAAAGTCAGCGATGACATGGGCCTGCCCGTTGTCAATGAGGTGCTTGTGAACGGCCACCAAGTCAACAGGTCGCTCTGCTCGGTGGAGGGATTCAATCGCCCTGTAAACGAGGACATGGTTCCCCGTGAATAGTCGTTCGGGGATTTGCAGTAGCAGGACCGCTCGGTTCGTGAACTGGTCCATGAGGCAGGACAGGAGCCTGCGTTCAGCGGTAAGATGGTAGGGGTTCATCGTCGGTTTGGTTTAGTGGGTTTGCAAAGGTATTGGTTCGGGCAATGGCTTGGTCCTCCCATCGTCCTTGGTTGAGGTAGGTGGCCGCATGTGGAACGAACTGGACGGGGGTTTCAGCGTATAGGCGGGCGATGTTGTTGATAGCCGCCTGCTGGTCTTCGTCCTTCAACTTGGCGAAGGCTTTGGATGCGGACTGCTTGGAGGTCTTGCGGGGATAGAGGTTCCAAAATTGGTCAAAAAGGACACAAGTATTTTCTCCTCTTTTCTTCTCTTCTCTTCTCTCCTCTTCTCTATTGAACACAGGTTCAACCTTAGTTGAAGGTAGGTTCAACATAGGTTCAACCTTAGTTGGATTTTCTTCAACCTTGGATGACCTCCTTTCGGCACTCCGCTTCCCCGCTTGGGACATCTTGGTCCGATGCAGGTTGGCTTCCTCCCATTGGATGTCAAGGAACTTGATGAAGACCGACGGCCCGTTGGATTCTACCAATCGGGTTTGGAGTAACCGTTCAAGATGCCCATCGGCTTCAAGTTCGGCGTGGTCGGTTGACATCTCGCATTCTGCGTTCCAATAGACGCAACACAATCGGATGAAGGCCACCTGCACCTCGGCTGGTTGGCGGGATATTCGGCCCATCATCCAATCGGCTGGGCAGAACTTAAACCATGATATTTGCTTCATGAGTAAAAAAAACGCCCCAACTGTTCCGGCAGTTGAGGCGAGGGGTTACGATGGATTGAACCCTTTATCTAAACACCGCATGGCCGGAAACATGAGGTGGTTATTTGTAAATGTAATCTTCGGGCAAAGTTACACTAAAACGGCATATCTCCAGCCTGTGGTTCAAACCCTCTTCTTTTC